CATCCGAGATCGTCCCTCTGCGAAAGGCAACCTCCAGCCATTCTAAAACGGAAAGGACTAACCACCATGAAGAAACTCAACATCAGCTACCACGTCATCGAGTACGGCGTTCTCTGCGAGTGTTCCACGGCGATCAAGGCCACGGATGAGATCGCCACGGAAGCCCTCAATCGTGGGGTGGATGGGGTCATTCTGCTGAGGGACACCCTCAAGCACCTGACCGCCCTCCAGGGGCAACGCTACGATGGAGCCCTCTTCCTGGGGGCGTCCGACGTCGAGGAGGTGGAGGCATGAAGGACAAGAACGGAACCGAGATCAAGACCGGCATGATCGTAGAGATCACCGGGGCCTTCTTCAAGAACGACAACGGCCTGTACTTCGTCAACGCGTCCCCTGGAGATCGCTTCTGGAATGGGAATGAGCATTGTCTCACCCGAATCTCCAAGGCCGGGAAGGTCAGCACCGCCAAGTATCGCATCTGCTTCTGGCCCATCTCCGTTTTCGGAGGAAGTCAGGCCCGCCGGGTGGAGGCCCGCGCCTGGAACAAGGATCACGCGGAGATCGAGGTCAAGCAGATCGGGAACATGGAGGAGGTCATCGCCCACTTCGAGGAGGCCCGCAATCAGGCAAAGGACGCCCTTGACCGAACCGTTCTCAGCTTTGGGGAGGATTCCCCTTTCACCGACAATGACCGGGCC